TTACTGGCTGACGCAGGAGCTTATGCAAACCAACGAGCGCAAAATGCTTCAACGTTTGGTAGCATAATGGGTGCAGTAGGAGGCATAGGAAGCATGGGTGTACAAGGCATGTTCGATCCCACGAAAACATTTCACGACAACGCACTATTTGGTCAAACTCCTTTTGGATCTGGAGGCGGAACTTTGCCGGATGTATATGGAAATGAAGTTGGAACATTAGGTCCTAACTGGGGAATTCCTCAATAATTGTTAGTTTGATAAACTATACAAAGGCTGATATGCTGATATGGCATCAACTTTTTCGCTTTCTAAATCCAGCTTAAATTTAACACCCCCAACTATTACTGGAGGACCTTCTAGTAATTATGGAACTGCGGGGAATGCAGTTAATGTTGCAAGGATTTTTAAAGCAAATCGTGCCGCAGCGCCTGATTTTGCAGGAATTGTTGCCCAAAATACTGCTTCTCAAGCAAGTATTGAGAATGCAATTAAAGATGCAGAAGCAGATGCAAGAATGGGTGGACTTTCAGGTTTTGCAAATGCATATTTTGCAAAGAAACAGGCTGACGCAATGAAAGAAGCGGCTAGAAAAAGTGCTAGAAAATCTATGTTTGGCTCAGCATTAGGCGCTATTGGTACAATTGGAGGAGCTGCAATTGGTGGACCTTTTGGTGCAATGGTTGGTGGTGGTATCGGCAAAGCCTTTGGAGGACTTTTTGGTTAAATATCATGAATCAATTAGAGAAAGAATTACTACTTAAAGCAATCCAAAACAATCCTGAATTGATGAGTAGATTAGCTCAAGGAAGGGTACTCAGAAATGCAACTGGACAAACTTTAAAAGGTATTGCAAACATGGCAGATGATGCCAATAAAGTTATGGGTGCTGACGAGATTGTTGCAGCAGGAGTAAAAGCGTTACCAAAAGGTGCTCGAAAAGGAGCAATGGGCATTGTCAGATCAGCACCTATGCGATTTGCAGGTAGAGCTATTCCAATTTTGGGAGCTCTTGGTGCCGTTAGTGATGTTGGTGATTTAGTGACTGGAGAAGAATCTTTAGCTAATAAAGCTATGGATGTTGCTGGTATGGGAATTGGTGGAACGATTGGTGGAATTATCGGACTTGGTAATCCACTAGTTGCAGCAAGCGGTGCTTCAATAGGCAAAGCAGCAAGCGATGGCTTGCAATATTTACTTGGCGGCGGTAAGTCTGCCGAACAACGTAAACTAGAAGAAGCACTTAAGTTATTACAACAGCGGGGATTAGTCTGATGTTAGGTTTCTTACCTGGAATGTCATTAGAGGACGCGGTAACACGCGAGATCCGCAACAGACAAGTTTCGTCTGACAGATCAAAATCTACCAACTATAACTGGCAAGATCAGTTTGGAGGATTCCTTGGTGGATATAGTCGTGCTGATGTTGAGCGCGAAATGCAGAAACAACTTGATAGACAGGTAAAAGATGAATATGATGATCTATATCTTGATACTAAATCGCGTTTAGGTGATCAGCTTAATCCTCTTTATACAGGTGAAGTCACAGGCAAGACAATTGGTGAAATCAAAGCGCAGCAGGCGCAAGATGAACGACGTGCTACAAACCTTGAAACCCTAAAACTGATTCCAGGGAATGAAAGTCTCACTGTAAATCCTAATGCTAGTTCTACAACTTTACAAGGATTAATTACAACTGCAACAGATAACAGAAGACTAGAACTCAATCGTGAGCAAGAGGACAAACAGGCTAAAATCTATGCCAGAGCAGACGAAAAGGAAGCACGGCTGAGGGCTGACGCACTACGTCAACAGATGAGACAAGATAAACAAACTGAAGCAAATCGTGCTCAGCAATTTCAAATCCAACAGATGCAGCTTGGACTAGAGAATCGTAGACTTGATATGCAAGAGGCACGTAATTTCCGCCAAGATCGTCAAAAGGCAATCATGCAGATTATGCAAGGTTTTCAGCAAATGGGCAATGCCTTTGCTTACTAGAAATTAAGACTTCCAATAAAAGATTCGTTTAGTTTTTCCCTTCCAGGGCGATGTTCTTGGGCAGGTCTTTCGTAATTATGTAAAAACCAGTTTGCAGCTTGAACAGGATTTTCAAACTTCATTTTGAGATATTGAGGTGCAGTATCATCTTTTAATCCGTGAACAATTTGTCCTTTCCAATTTGTTTTCCAATCAGGAACATTTTTAACCATATCGGTATAGCGCCCAGCATGCATTTGGAACAAACCACCTGAAGCACCACCATCACCTATCACACCTGTTTGAAAACCTGATTCGCCCTTAATGTTTGCAAGAATCCCTTTTGCATGAACATCAGAAACACCTAAAGATTTCATATAATCAAATACTTGTTTAGGTGTAGGATTAGAATCATTAGAACTGGCACTAGAAGGAAGTAGATCAGAAGAAATATTAGATTGATTAGAATTTGAAGAAGAATCAGTGGTTCCAGCATCAGGCAAAATACCACCTTCTTTTTCTAATTTCTCAAGCCGTTTCTTATTGATCTCAGCATTAATTTTGGCTTGTTCTACCTTTTGTTTTTCTAAATCAATAATTGCCTGATTAATCTTTTCCTGCTGTGCTTTCAATGCAGCTGAATCCTTTTGCTGTTTTTTAGCCTCATCCATCATGTAGGCACCTGCAGCAACACTTCCAGCCATGCGGTTGACACCTTCCATGCGCACAGCAGGACGTAAGATATCTTTTACAGCTTTTTTTCCTTTAGTTTTTATATCTTCAGTTTTAGCATCTCCAATAATGTCAGAAGCTTGTTCAACAATAGCTGAATTACGGCGAGCAGCAGCTACTCTTTTAACAGCATCACTTGCATTAGCTTGTTTGATAACTCTATCAACCTGAAAGCCAGTCCGACGAGCGGTATCGTAAATTTCAGTAGCGTTGTCATTAACTGATTTAGCTCCAGCCAGAAAAGTACCACTTTTTACTGAATTAAACTGCATAACATCAACACGCTATATATTTATATTCTACTTAGATAGAATGAGTATAGTCTTGTAAAATTAATTGCAAAGCCATGAGAACGATGGAATTTAGAGATATCAATAAAAACGGTATTGATGATAGGGATGAAGGCGGCGAAGCTAGAGAAGATGCGCCTACTTCAAACGAGTCTGACAATCAGAAAGACACGTCTACGCCAGAAGAATCTATCAATAAAACTAGTCAAGGGATGAATATGTTTCAGCAAATAATGGATAAGTTTATGGGTACGTCACAAGACAAAGATGACAACTTAGGACGAGATATTAAATACGGTTTAATAGGTGATTTTATAGGCAAAGGCTTTGATAGTGAGCTGACAAAAGGTATGGCTGAGTTTCAGTCCGGCTTGTATAAAGATAATGCGAAATTTGGTGCCGACTTAGAATTAAGAAATCAACGAGATGCTCGTGCTGATGAGTTTGGTTACGGCATGCGTGCAATGGATAAACAGTTTGAATTACAAGATGAATATCAAAACCGTGAATTTGGTCGAAACATCGGTACTATGCAAGCAGAGGGTGAACAAATTCGTAAAAACTATAGATCAAAAGGAGTAGAAGATCGTCTGCAGACTATTACTCAAGGTGAACAGGAACGCTTAGGTGTTGCTGCGAGAGGTGATCAAGATCGTAAGAGCTATGAATTCAAAGATCGTATTAATGCTCGCACTGAGCAACGAGCACAGGATCGCTCCAACAGTCTTGCACGAGGCTTCTGATGACCGTTTCACAATCTAAAACAGGTAAGGTTTACGTCACTTATGTAGACCAGTGGCTAGACACCTTACCTGCAGCGGAGTCTGAAGACTTCAGAGAATTTGCTGAGGCAACTCCATCGGTTATTGAAATTTGGGTATATGCAGGAATCTTGAAATACCCAGGTACATTTAATGATATGGCCCGTTGGGTCAAGATGAAATTTAAGAAGCTCAATCGCCGTGAAATACTTAATAGCGAAATTGCTGCTCTCCACTCCGATATACAAGACTTACGTATGGCGATTACCTCGGGAGAGATCAAGGGGTCGGATGGTGCGGCTCGCCTGGCTTCGTTGGAAAAAGAACTGCGCTCGCATATTGAAACGTCTGATCGGATGAATAAGACCACTGACAAGCGTGGATTAATATTGGCCGGTGCTGATCGTGTAATGCGCGAACTAACTGCAATCTTCAAAGATGATGCGCACTTTGCTGAACCTATTGATAATGCAATAAATGCAGTGTGGGCAAAAATCTATAGTGAACTAAACTAATGTCATTGAATCGTCCTGAACTTAAAGAACTACCTGCAATAGTAGACGTAGGCACATCAGGCATTCGACTAGCGAACACATTACCTAAATCATTACCACCAATAGATGAAGCTGGCTCTGGCACTTCAGCACGTCAAATAGCTGATGCAGAACTAAAGCGCGATATGAGTATTGCATTTGCAGAATCAAGAGCAAGGGAAGCACGTAGTAAAGCTATCCAACGCTTGAAGAATAGAGGATATGAAAGGAAAGCTAAAAACTTTGGATTAGGACGTAGATGATAGATATAAGTTAAACTTGGGGTAAAGGTTTAACTTATGGCAATATCAAGCGCTGCATTAGCTTACAAAAGATCAGCATTAATGACAGCGACTAAGTTAACTGTCAAACCACCTAGTGAAGAAGTATTAGAAGCAAGAGATAATTTTCAAGCATTTTGTACATACATGGGAAAAGCTCCAGCCAAACATATGTTGGAGTGGCATGCACAATTATGTACAGGCAAAGATACCGAATGTCTTTTAGGAATCGGAGGACCAAATACTGCCATCTTGGCACCACGAGGTTCTGCTAAAAGTACTGTCCTCGGATTGTTTGCCGCCTGGATGATTGGTCGGCATACAGCTGCTGGAAAAATGCTAAGAATACTGTACATCGCTTACATGGTAGATATCAGTAGAGCAAAGTCAGCAACAATCAAAGGCATCCTAACTAGTACTAAATATCGTGAAGTCTTCCCAATGGTGAGGCTGTCAAAAATAAAAAGAAGTGACGAATATTGGAGTATTGATTATGAGTTTGCAGGAATTGATACGGCTGGTGAAGAGGCGTTCACCATTGCGTGTGGAGGTCTTAAAGGTGCCATCACATCGAAACGGTCGCAGTTAGTACTCATCGATGACCCTATTAAATCTGCTGCGTCAATCAACAATCCTGACATTCGCCGTGAAATGGAGCAGACATGGTCAAACGTTATTGCTCCGACCATGTTTCAAGGTGCGAGGGCAATCTGTCTGGGAACCAGGTTTCACTTTGACGATATACACGCCACATTGTTTATTCCAAAAAATAACTGGAAGCAGATCGTTCAGCAAGCTGTCCTAACAGACAGCGATGGTAAGCAAAGATCGTATTGGCCAGAGTTCTGGTCTATGAAATATCTGAATGAAAGAAAGCTAGAAGATCGGGTGGCTTTTGCGTATCAGTATTTAAATACAGCTGTAAGGTCCACTGATGTAGGTATCTCTCCTGAGCTGATTATTAAAGCCCAAGTGCCTGAAGATTATGACTGCTTAGGAGTAGGAATCGACCTTAGTGCAGGTTTACGGGAAAAGAATGACTGGACCGTAATGACGCTTGGCGGAATCAAAGAAGGCAAAATTTACATGATCGATCAACGTCGTGCCCGCACCATGGGCAATCTTGAAAAGATGGACATTCTTTGCGAAATGCTTGCAGACTGGAACATCCTTGCTGAAAACGATGAAGGTCAATTTTTTCCAACAATGTCGCCGTGCGTAATATGGCCTGAAGCCGTTGCTTATCAGAATTCATTTGAAGGTGATTTCAAAAGGATAATAATTGAACAACGTGCTTTATACAACTTGAGCGTGTCGCCAGTAAAAGGATTTAAAGGAGATAAATTGGCAAGATTAAGAGGTGTTCTAGGATTATATGAAAACAAAAGAGTTGTTTGGAATAAATGGAGAAAGTGGAATGTATTAGAAGACGAACTTTTAAACTTTGGTCATTCACCTCACGATGACGCTGTAGATTCAATGGTATTAACAATAGGCGGTCTTTTAAGAAGAGGAAACTTACAAATTGACTACAATAGTGAAAGCTTTAATTTATAAATATTAAATGTCTAAATCAAGGAAAGCAGGGGAAGGCAATTTAGCCGGTTATGTTGAATATTTAAACAACTACGATAGAACAGCTAGTGGTGCTGGGTCCGGCAAAGATTCTGATCGATTCAGTGCTCTAGATATTCGTCGTGCACATGCTGCCGCCAAAGATTTTGGATTAAATAAATATAGAGCAGCAAAGCAAGTTCTTAAATACGCTGATCGTAATAAAGATGAAACTAAAATGGGAGGTAAAGCTGAAGAGGCATTAGGTAATTTAAGAGATATGATAGATAATCGTCCAAAAAATAATGCTGATGAACCAAATACTGAACCAACACCTACACCTGAAACAACTCAAACTCCAACTAATAGTCAGCAAACTGGGAATGTGAGTGGTGGAGATTCTGGAATTGTTTCACCTATTTCTCAGAATAACGACATTGGTATTGAAGGCAATAACAATCAAGTAAATCAAGATAACTCTATTAGTCAAACAATTGATAATAGAGATCAATCAGATAATAGAGATCAATCAGATAATCGTCGTTACTATGGTGGCAGTAATCGTGTCTTTAACTATCAAGGCGGCGGTGGAGAAAGCGGTTTATATGACTCTGCTGCAAGTAAAGCAACTATGGGCGGCTTCTTTGATACTGATGATAGCCCTGCTGCAGCAGCAAGATTTATGGATATGTATATTGATTCCAATATGCTTGGCCAAAGAGATATGCAAAAGAGCTACAACAAACGCAAAATCAGTGATTATGGTGCCAATGATCCTGAAAGAATAAGTCAATTAGAAAGTGGCTTAAACAAATCTATTACAGAATCACGCAATCGTTCTAACGAACGAAGCCAGAACTTATTTGGAAGAAGTCCATTTACCGGCAATTTCGAATTACCAGAAATTCCACCTCCGGTAGAAGATAAGACTCAAGAAATTTACGAAGATGCTATGGATCGAATCAAAAAGATTTAAACTGTAAATAACTAAAGAGAAATAATATGGCAAACACTGCCGTTAAAGGTGAATTTCAACAAATCCTCTTAGCTGCTAAAGAACGTCGAGGGGATTTGTCTGTAGACACAATGATTGTGTCTTCTCATCTCGCCCAAATGCGTACATTCATGCTGCGCAGAGGTATTGAATTCTTCTCAGAGCAAGATTCATTTGGAAAACGCAGGGATTTTCTAGCACGTATTGTTGAAGAAAACATGCTCGAAATGAAATACGACAGTATTGTCGATTATTTCTTGTGTGATGGACAAGGTCTGTTTTATTTCAGACCATCTGGTGAAAGTTATCAAATTCTATACTTCCCTCAGGAAAATTATCGAGCATATCGTGATCAAACTGGTGAACTTGAGTCAGTTGTCTTGATATATTCATTTAATGTTCAGCAAACACATGGATTAGCTGATAACTATCCGTCTGCAAACGGTAAATCTGGCAAAAAGAAATATATTCAACTAAAAGTCTACAAAGATCGCATTGAGCAAACAATTTCTGACGAAAAGATTGAGTTTGCAAATCAAATGAGTGCAATGCCTGTAGGCAGCCCTGGACAAACTGAGACATTAACCAATAGTTTGGGCTTTATTCCTGCAGTTGAAGTGTTTAATCACATGGACTGCACTGGAGAAGCTACAGGTAATGGTGAATTCGATTGGTTGGCACACCAAATCTTATATCACGATGAATTAGTACGAAACATTCGTAAGAACATGAAGTTCTTCGGTAATCCCACTCTTATTTCTAGTAGACCTAAGCATGACATCGTTGATAGTGGTGATGAGAATTCTTTTCGTCCTACAATTAGCTCTCAAGCCGGTTTTGCACCAATTGGAGCATCCTCTAGATCAAGTACTCGTGTAAGTCAGCCCTTTGGCGGCGCATCGCTTGATGGTCAGATCAAAGTGCCTCGCGTGATTGCCAACCTTGAACCAACTGATCGAGTTGGATACATGACACCCGACAGTGTGTCTGGCGATCAAAATCTGTATGTCAAACAATACCGATCTGAGATTCGCTTAGCGCTAGGCGGTGTTGATGACATTGATATCAATACAGCTGCAACTGCATACGAGATTAAAACTCTATATGGACGTGTTGCTGCTACAGCAGAGAAAAAGGCAAGGTCATTATTTACCTACGGACTGTGCCGTCTATTTGCAATGATGATTTACGCTGAAGAGCGTAATTTTAGAGAATCATTTGCAGTTGCTATTGGACTTGAAGAGCCAATGCTACCTCTTCCTGAGGAATATAAAGATGAGGAGATGTATAAAAAAGCTGCTGAGAAATACAAAAAAGATTATCGCAAATTCGTCGAAAAACGTGATAATGAGATGCGTGTTAGACTAGACTCAGGTGAGATACCTCCTGGTGTCACTGGCCTCATCCCCGATGGCTCAACAAAAGTCAGCTGGAGATGGATGGGCGAAGTCTTTGAAGAAAGTACTGATGACATTCTGAATAACAGTATTGTCGTTCGAAACCTTCAAGAATTAGGAGTTGATTCTATTGAAGCTCTGAAATATCTCTTCCCCGGAAAAACTGACGAAGAAAGAGCCGCAATGTTAAGCGGATTTCCGTTCAGAATGGTCCAGCAAACCCAAAGCAGTATTAACAGCTTTATCAGTCTTCTTGGTAGTTTCTATCAATTACCACATCCACAAATGCCAGACATGCCTCTGGCATCTGACCCGAACCTTGATATGACAGGGTTCTTATATCGATCTTTAGAATTTTTACGTAAGGAGTTAAGTTACAGTGGAAGTTACAAGCCAGGCGACAGCAGCAGCACCCCAGACGAGCTCAGCAGCGCCGACCAATTACGTGCCCAGCGCGGCGAGTCAGTACGCGACGAGCGCACCCCAAACCTCCCAGGTATCACCGGCCCAATCGGTGGCACCGCAGGTTCCGGCTTACCAGGCACCGGCCCAGGCCCAGCAGGCTTCGGCACCCCAGGCCAATC